AATGCAACTTGCAGGCACGAACAAAACCAACGTCCGGATCGGACACGGCCTTGTAGCCCACCAGGGTATCGACCAGCGAACGGTCGGTGGTGGCGCTGTAGTCGTAGTCCATCAGCCAGCGAATTGCCAGGCCCGCGGCGGTAGCCGCCGAGGTGAAGCTGGCACCACGCGGCGGGGCCGGTGGCCGGGTCGCCATGATGAACGCCGTGGGGTGGAACAGATAGGCGTCCTGGTGGGGAAGCGCATCCGAAACCACAACATTGAGGCCAGCCACGTTGCCGATGACGGCATCGCGCAGGGCGGTTGCGTTGGAATCGCCAGTGTGGTCGTAACGAACAAACTGGGCGTCCTTCAGGAACGCCGCCTCGACGGCAGAACCGACGACGAGAACGCGGCCAGCGCGATCAACGAACTTGTCGTTGAGCTTGCGGCGCGCCTCAACGATGGCAGGCCACAACTCCTGCTCGTCGGCGTTAACCAGCATGTTGTTCTGGTTGTAGTTAGCGCCAGCAATGGTTTCAACGACGCCGTTCTCCAACTCCTCGGCAACGGCGCGAACCTGACGGTTCAGAACCTGTCCAGCAAAATCCTGGATGTCGAGTGTCAACTCCTCATCGGTGAGGGCGACGGCGTGGTAAACATCCCGGTCAAGGGTGACGGGGATTGCGTTCTCCGACAGGTCCTCGGTGACGAGGTTGCGGGCAGAACCGGTGCCGCGGAAAGTGCGGCGCTTACCGTGCGTGCGAGCGGGAACGCGAATAGTGATGGTGTCTTGGAACTTCCCACTGAAGTCACCAAGACCGTTAAGCCAAACCAGTTGCGGCAGAATGATTTCGCGCTGCAAAAGCTTGATCGCGGTATCCACCACAACCGTAGGCTTAAGGAAGGTATTTGCCATGGTTGTAAGTTAGTCCTTACTTGTAAGCGCGGGGTTTTTCCACACGAATTTGTGGGCCGCGCGGGATTTTTGAGACAATGAAGTCGGGATCGGGGTCAGGATCTTCGGTTTCCCCGCCGCCGCCGTAGTACGCCGCCTTCTTGCGGGGCGCTGGCGTCTTTTCCTTGCTTGCTTCCCTGTCTGCCTTCAGGCCCAGGTCGTTAATGATGGAGTCCATATCTTCGGCAATGTCCTCTTCGGTATTGCCTTGGACTCTCTTCCAGAAGCTTTTCGGCAAACCTTTCTCGCTAGCAAGGTCAGCGATGAGGTTTGCTCTTTCAAGCTTGGTGAGTTTTTCGTCTCTCTCCTTCAGCGAGGAGAGGAGTTGATCGCGCTCTTTTTCCCACCGCTCAGAGTCGGTGGCCTTCTCGTCCTGAATTTTGCGAAACGCATCCGAATCGGCAACTCGCTGCTCGTAATCGGAGTATTTCTTCTGCAACTGCTCTTCCTGGCGCTTCAAGCGCTTCTGGAGGATACGGTCTAATTCTCGCTGGGAAATGAATTTCTCATCGGACTCCTCAGCGCCCTCAACCAATTGGTCGCGGACTTCATCAAAATTGACACTTTCCGGAGTCTCTGAATCATTTTCCGAAACGGAATCGTTCACATTTTCTTCCATTGTTCCGCACCTTTCATAAACGGGCGTGCGTCGCCCCCACCGCTATGGTGTGAAGAATTTAATCTTTTTTATCGCTACTGGAATTGCCGGATTCGTCGTCGTAGGACATGACCTTTTTAACCCAGGTCAGGGCGGGATCGCCGCCCCATGCCGCCCACGCGACGCGGCCCGGACTCGGATATCCCTCCGAGCCGGGTGACCAGCCCTTACCCTTCTTGTCGCTTCCGTGACGCCCCAGGTAATTTGCGATTCTGCCAATGGTTTCCCGGGACACCGCTGCGCCGCGGGCGAGGTCGGACGCGCGCTTGCGCCCTACATCGGTGAAGCCTGAACCTGCGTGGCCCTCTTTGATCCACTGCAAGGCCCGCCTGGCTTCGGCCTGCACTCCGCTGGGTGGCTTGTAATCCATTTTGAAGATTCCCTTTTCATGCGAAAAAGTAAGGTACTTAATACCTCTAAGTAATAGTGTATCAGGATTCCGCTAATAAATTGGTTTCGTACTGCAATTACAGAAGTCGTGCCCGACAGCTACGGCATCCATTTTGCGCGCCCCAGATGATTTCATTATCGGACGCGTCAGGAATTGACACCCTTGACAGGCGTCCGAATCTGCGATGCCAGCAACCCCTTGGGCAAGGTCGTCGGCCCCGGCCAGATCCCGAACCATGCGCCGCCCGCCGTTGAGAACGAGCCGGATCACCGCCCCCGTCGACTTGCTCAACCCGCCCCGCATGATCTGCGGAATCGTGTTGGGGTTCATTCCCGGCTTGCTCTGGTTGGCCACCCACACCGGCCCGGTCACCTTCAGCGACGTCATCACGCGAAGCGAAGTTTGCCGGTCCACCGAAACCCTTTCTGCCAGAAGGCCCGATTTCGGCATCTCCTCGGCGTCCGGAAGGACGGCACGACGATAGTTCTTGACAAACTCCGCAGCGGCACGTCGGCTGTGCAGGAAACCCTGCTCCACCACCGGCCTTGTCGCTTTCAGCCATGGCGCGGTCGTGGCCCGAAGGTCGTGAAAGTCAAGAATCCCCCAATGCGGCATGAACTGCGCAACGGTGGTTGAAGCAATGTGTTTTTGTAGCTCATGGTGCTGGATGACCATTTCCTCCATGGTGACCCCACCTTTCCGCTACTGCGTCGGCGGGGTGATGCCGTCCGCGCGGGGCCGACCGGACTGATTGGACAATTGTGCGTTCTGAATATAGGAATTGGGGTTCTGCTGACGGCCCTTGGCCTGCGCAATACCCAACTTGGTGGCCTCAAGCTGCGCGTCCTGCATCTCTTCGCCGGTTCCCGGGATGTATCCCTGACCGAACTCATCACGCAGATATTTAGTGAGCGGATCGGTATCCAGCACCATGTCCCGCATCTCCTGAATGTCGGTTGCGTCGAATCCCGGTATGAAACGCCACAGAAATTCTTTAGGAACACCCAGCTGCTGAGCGATTTTGCCGTATGCGTCAGCGGCCTGCGCCAAAGAACGAACCTCAACGTCCTGCCACGTTATGCGCGCCGAAAAATCAGACGCCGCAGCGTCATCGCCATTTATCGCAGATGCCAGCCGCAACATGCGGGCATGTGAAACACCCATCGAGGTTTGCTTTTCCAACAATTTTTGCGTCGTCTGCGCCCGCGAAGCGGCCAACGCCTCAGCGGACACGTTGACAACTTTGCCGGTGAACAAATGTGAGGGCAGCTGCAACATCGACGCCAACGCCTCGACGTCGCTTTCGTGAGCGGCGATGAACGGTGCCATATGGGTTTCAGGCAGCGAACCGAAAGTGACATTCGGGTCGCTGGACACCAGAATGTCTTCCTGAGCCAGCTTGCGTTTATCCTCGCCGCGGTTAGCGTCGTCCTCGGCCTGCTCCAAACCGGTGGCGGTACGCACTTTCCAAGAGTTGTAGTGCTGAACGAGCAGCCTGTCGTAGTCGGTTTTGTCGATTCGGGCCGCGACCGCGATCACCGGCTCCACATCACCGATGCAACGGCCATCCAAATCCATCTGGTTGACGTAACGCACAATCGGGCACACGCCGACACCGTGTTCAACCGACTTCACGAAAGCGAACTTGCCGTCAAGGTTGGGGTTCTCAAATTCGTGGTACGCCTCCGGGTCATACCACCGCCACGTTTTATTGTCAGGCATCCATTCCAGCGCCCACACCGGGAAATCGTCACCAACGGGATCCTCATACATGGCGAAGATTCGCTTGGGGCTGACGCCGCGCATCACGGGCATGGGTCGGCCCCTGAAGTCGACACCCGGCAGGACACGCACGAACGAGTATCCGTAACCGATGGCGGCGCGATGCACAGAAATTTGGTGGGCTGCGAAATTATTGGCGTTCCAAATGTCCCACGCCGTCGAATTGTCGCGGTTTTCTGGGGATCGGAAACCATCCACATACATGGCCTGGGCGTAGGTTGACACCGCCAACCCCAGCCACGGCGAGCGCGACAGATCCAG